TTATCTTTGATAAGAACCCAGATTGCGTAAGTAGCGAGCCCTAAGGTAAGCCTTCTTAATATATGGTGCCCGGTCTCGGACAAATTCAAAGGATTGAATTTGAATCGCGATAGCAACCTTTAGGGCGAGCCCCCGGATGGGGTGAGTTAATCGAACCATCAGGTTCGGTTCCGACAGCTAAACTCTACAGATACAAAAAAGGCCTATCCGAAGATAAGCCTTAAATGTATATATGGTGCCCGGTCTCGGACAAATTCAAAGGATTGAATTTGAATCGCCTTAGCGACCCTTTAGGGTGAGGCCCCGGATGGGCCGAATTAATCGAACCAACGGTTCGGTTCCGACAGCTAAACTCTACAGATATAAAAAAGGCCCACCCTAAGGTAAGCCTTTAATATGAAATAATGGTGCCCGGTCTCGGACAAATTCAAAGGATTGAATTTGAATCGCCCTAGCGACCCTTTAGGGTGAGGCCCCGGATGGGCCGAATTAATCGAACCAACGGTTCGGTTCCGACCACTGAACTTTACAGATACAAAAAAGGCCTATCCGAAGATAAGCCTTAAATGTATATATGGTGCCCGGTCTCGGACAAATTCAAAGGATTGAATTTGAATCGCGATAGCGACCCTTAGGGCGAGCCCCCGGATGGGGTGAGTTAATCGAACCATCAGGTTCGGTTCCGACAGCTAAACTCTACAGATACAAAAAAGGCCTATCCGAAGATAAGCCTTAAATGTATATATGGTGCCCGGTCTCGGAATCGAACCAAGGACACGAGGATTTTCAATCCTTTGATTCACATGCTCAAAGAAACATACTCTTTTAATATCAATGGCTTAGCGTAATATCGAGAGCTCAATAAAACATGTTTCTACGCTCTTTGTGAACGTTAGGTGTTCGTTTTCTATGCTTATAAAACCTGTTAAAATCTCAGTATTATAGGGCCTTATTTATCTCCCTATAGCTAGGTATGGAGTGTTTTCGCCAATCCTAATGTATCGTTCTATTGCTGAAATTGAGCTCTATATAGCTAAAGATTATCAAGTTGGCGGGTCTGGTCATGTTCAAAGCTGTATTTATTCTGGTAGAGTGCTCATTATTGCTCGTTTGTACAATTACTCACACTTTGATATAACAAAAAAGTATAGCGTGTCGGGTTTCTTGTGGTGAAATACCGTGTAAAATTCCGCACCCTTTTGATAATGGACTATATTTTAAGTAGATGCCTAATTTACTGGATGAAATTGAAGGCTTGGGCCGTATTTTAGCTCCCTCGTATAACCAGCCAGGGCAAATGATTGAGCTCGATTTGGATGCTGATCGAGTAAGGGCATTAGCCGAGCGTAGAAGGATAACTGACATTTATGAAATTTTTTATAACCTCTATGGTGTAGTTCCTCCTGTCAATAATATCGGATATCACGAAGCAAATGCGTTTCGAATAGTTAATGGGCACCATGTTCCTTTTAAGGATTCTTGGGGTGGTTTAAGGCATGCGCATGCTATATTCCGCGGCCTGGAGCGTCCAAGGAACGAACTAGATGGGGATAAGGGCGTCTATATTTATGTAGTGAACCCTCGGTTCAGGTACAAGTTTATAGTTGATACGGTTTGCTTGGCAAAACGGGTTCCGGTTCCGTCACGCAGACTTTTTGTTGTTTATGTGACGTTTGATAATGATGTGGGTAAGGTTGTCCACTTGGATTGGCTGGAGTCATCTCCAGATAATGGCTTAATGCCAGTGGATTATAATTCTCGTTATGAAAAAATGGTGTGGCAAAATGGATAAGCTCTCTTCTGTATTGAAGGCTAACTTTGGTGTTGGATTGTCTGAGGAATTTGTCAAAAAGGCTTGGTATAACCGAGAGATGGATTTCTTAGAGTATGTTTCTATTGATGATTTCACGTTTTCTGAGCGAGTAGATACCTTTTTGACTGTTATCTGGGATGATGAAAAGTCAAAAATCGTTGGTTTTAAGTTAAAAGGCATTGCTTATGTTTTTAACGAGCTGTTGAAGCCTAAAGCGGGATTGAATGACGGACATTTTGATATGTTGATCCAGGCTTTGGAAAAATGCTTTACAGCTATAGGTGATCAGGTTATTGATGAGGCTAATTCTGAGCGGCGTAAGCGAGCGTATGAATCTACTCGGCGCCTTATTGTACAGGATCATGTTGTGCTGCCAGAAGACTTGTTGGCAGCTTAACTTTCGCTACTTAATTGTGAAAAGAGGCTGCGGCCTCTTTTTTTATGGCTAAGCTAAGTGAAAGGCTGATTTCAGGCGTGCTGTGCTGGTATTTTTAATGTTGATTGGTTAATGATGTGGTGTTGTTTGCCCGTTCTTGTCTTTTGGGGTCTATCGAGTAGTTGCAGTCTAATTTAATGAAGTCAAATTCTTTATAGTAAATTGAGGCGCAGGTTTTGAGTTCGTTGTAGAGTTTTTCCAAAGCTGACTTTGCCATTACTGCCGAGTAGCATGCATTTTTTGCGAGATCTATTTCTGTATTTAATAGGACTTTGCTGTACTCACTAGCAATCTCTTCTATCCCGGGGCGCTTGTTTAGGATTTTTTCAATTCTGTTTATCTCTGCTATGTTTTCATTGCTTAGTATTTTGTATAGAGCGCTCATTGCGTCTATCAGTTGGTATGTGTTTAGTTGTTCTTTTTCGATTTCTAGCACAAGCGCGCTTTCGTTTGGTATTAACCCAATAAGTCTACCGGTGTCGATTTTCGGTGGGGTTCGATAGTTTATTACGGGAATTTCAAATATGAGCTTTAGGTAAATTTCATCCCCGTTAAGTTCGTTTAAAATTTTATTGTCAATTAGCTTGTTTATTCTTTCTACAGTCTTAATGTGTTTTACAAGGTTGAATATCTCCTGGTTAAGTTCTATTGCTAGGCCGTCTTTTTCCTTTCTTTTATGTAAGTGGGTTGAAACAATGATGCCTCCAATAGCACCTAGAAGAGCGCCTATTCCTGAACTTATAGTATTTGAAATGACCAAAAGCTGGTTGTTAGTAAAAGCTAGCGCAGCAAGGTAGGATGAGCATATGGCCAAAATTGCCGTTAGAAATCCATAAAATTCAGGTTCATTTTTTTTTCATTTAAGTGGCTGCATTACCGGCGATTAGTTTTTATCCTTGGTTTAGTATATTGCTAACTTCTTCCACTTCCTGAAAACTATTGGTTTCCCCAGCAACTTTGTATACTGTTTTTTCATATCTATGTAAATCCTTGTCTGTGATCAAATGCTCGGCTAATCACTAATTCCCGCAAACCATTGCTTGTATATTTTATGGGCGGTTTTCCCTCTTACCCTGTACCTTTTACTTCATTTGTCATTGGGCTTGTTTGCCCTGCTTCCGGCAGTTCTTCACCAAATACTAGCCACATCCGGTATCTTGGAAATAGGCCTCCAATCACCTCAATCTCGTCTGGCTGAATATTGGTTCTTCGATTAAAGATATTTTGAAGTCTGGTGTATTTAATGCCGGATTTTTCGGCCAGTTGCTCCCTGGTCACCCCTTCGCTTTTTTGTATCTCTTTTAGTCTTTCTATTAGGTCTGTCATTTTGATAGCTAAATACAAATGTGTAGTATATTGCATGTATCATACTGCATGTAGTATAGTACATATCAACGAGTGGTCATGTTCTAACAAGTCGCACCGAGCATACCAAAACCAACGAAAGATTACAGCAACGAGAGAACCCACAATGTCTATCGCCAAAATTCAGCCCCAACCTACCGGTCCCGATTTTTCTCAACTAGTCGATCTAATGCCCAAAGGCCCCAGCGGCAAGACCCGTTCTTGTTTTGAGCTGTTTATGGTCGATATATCCGATTCTTATTTCCAGGGGAATTCGTCTTACTCGGTTTCTGACTGCTATGAATCTGAAAACTCTGTACATGGCTTTATATGGGGTGTTCAGGCAACGGGCTTTTTAACTACCGATCAGTACCGAATTCTAATCGATGCCCATAGAAAGATATTTTCTGATTTACGTGAGGCTGTGATCAATGACTGAATTCACCTCCCCGGTTCAATTATCCGTACTGCCACCAATTATGGGTCAAGAGCAGTTCGCAACCTTCTGCGGCACCTCTAAAGACACTGTGCGGGGTTGGATTCAAACCAGCACCTTACCTAGCGTGAAAATGGGTAAGAAGCGCTTTGTGAATGTAGCGGCTCTGCAAGATGACTTAAAGCGGGGTAAGGATATTTTCTCGTCTGGTGACTATTCAGACGGGTAACCAGTTTCGCCCTGGGCTTGCGTTGGAATGTGGGTTCCCGCCTGGGGCGACCTTAAAAAGGCCAAAGTGTTGAGGCCAAAAAATCAACACACTAGCTTGCTAGCTAATAATTTACTTACTTAATGATTGCTTATTTATTGACTAGCTTATTTAACTGAAAAGGAAAGTACTATGATGAATACCATTACGACCCAACTGTACGGCGCCACTAAGTTTGTTGCTGAGGGCGGCACCGCTTACACCTCTTTGTTCATTGGCCAGCCTGCTGATGATACTGATAACAATTCCAAGGGCATCGAAGTAATGAAGCTGTCTTGTGACCCTGATGTTTTCGATACGCTAACTCTTCCCAATTATCCCCATACCGTAACCCTGGAAATCAAGCTTAAGAAGGCTGCTCAGGGCAAGCTTGGCCAACACTGTACAAAGGTTGTGCCGGTTAAACAGCAAGCCCAAGCCTCGGCTAAAGGCTAATGTTTAAGCCTCCGCTCGTAATCGCCTTGTTTCACCTTGTTGGTTTGAGGGTTTGGCGAATGCGACTGGGCTTTTGTATGTAGGTCTAGGGGCTTATCTCTTCCAGGGAATACAGTAATGGCTTATCTGTTTTGCGACGGTAATTTGACCAAAATCAATAATGGCAATGTTCGGTGTTCTGGCCCTGTCGTTTCTATTACCGAGGCTCAATTGGTTTCTAAAATAGTTGAGCAGGTGCCACCACCATTCCCAGAATTAGAAATCACTGAAATATCGGCCATTTTGGCTGCAACCACGTTATTTTTAGCCGCATGTTTTATCGGTAAACAGCTATACAAAATGCTGACAGGCACCAAAACAGAGTAGGGATTTAGATTTAGGTTTGATGCAGTAGATAACTACAAAAATAGTAAACCGGCATAAGAGCACTAAACAAAGTGCATCAACTTAAATCCTTAAAAAGTGAGAATGTTATGAAAAAGTTACTTAAATCCCGCGCTAATCGTGCCAAGAAAGCCTTCCAGTCAGCCGGTTATGTTGCTGTTGGTTCCCTGGCTCTTGCTGGTGGTGCCAATGCCGCTATCGATGCTACCGCCGTTACCGCTGAAATTAGCTCCGGTATTACCATTGTTGAAACCATTATCGTTTCTATGTTGGGCTTCGGTGTTGTTTTTTTGGTGGGTCGTTCGCTGTATGGCTTGGTTAAGCGCTAAGTTGCCATTGGCCCCGGTTGGTTCGACGCTAACCGGGGTCTTTTTTAAAAGGTCTCCTCTCATGCTCACAATGTATCTGCTTTTGGTTTGGTTGACCGGCATGAAAATAATATTTGATGCGTAGATAACCATGAAAATACTCCTTAAATTCCTTTCAATTTCCCTGCTTTGTTTTTCCGCCCTTTCTCAAGCTGATTTTGAAAATGAGTTTGCTTATTGCGCTGCGGCTAAAGCTGCGTGCTCTGCGTCTCATCAAGCTTCGAATCCGGGAAAAGTCTGCACTCCGTTTAGCACAAGGCCCAGGGTTCGGTATATTGGCGCGAATGGTTCGATGATGTGTTCTCCAGGTTCGGACGAAAACAATCAAAATTGCCCCGATGGTGCTGCGCCTGCAACTGGTGGCAGTTGCAAGAAAGATTCTGATGGTGATGGTGACCCTGATGAGACTGATCCTAACCCTAATGATCCTGATTGTGACTCTTCCACGTTTAACCAGTCTTGCCAAAACCCTGGTGGTGATGGCTCTGGCGATGGAAGTGGTGATGGTTCGGGTGACGGGAATGGCGATGGCTCAAACGGCGATGGATCCAACGGTGGTGGTGATGATGGCTCAGGCGGTGGTGATGATTCTGGGGATGGCTCGGACGGCAACGGTGATGGATCGGGTGACGGCAATGGTGATGGTTCCAATGGCGGGGGTTCAAGCGGTAGCGGCTCTAGTGGTACGGGTTCGGGTATACCGGATCCAGATGGTTTAATTACGTGTTCTGATGGCTCTAAAAAGATCAGTGCATCTTTGTGTAATGACCAAGGGGGGGGAACTGTTGAGTGCGCTGATGGCTATGCGCCAATTGACGGTAGCTGTGATCGACCGGTACCAACTTACACCTGTTGGGACGGCTCCAAAGCGTGGAATTCTGGAACCTGCCCCTCTAAACCTAATAATCCTAGCGATCCAGCTGACCCACAACCAGATCTAACAAAAGACACTGACGGTGATGGCGACCCTGATGTTACTGATCCTAAACCGGGCGATGCGTCTTGTAGTTCTTCTGTTTTCAATGTGAATTGCCAAAACCCAAATGATAACAGCGATGGTGATGGGAACGGGGATGGTAGTGGTGGTTCGGGTGGTGAAGATGGTGAAGGTGAAGATGAACCCGATAGTGCTTCAGGTGGGGAGTCTTGTAATTCTGCGCCATCTTGCTCGGGTAAATCCCAAGTTGCCTGCGCTCATCTGCATCAAACTTGGCTCTTACGGTGTGACAAAGAGGATGGAACCGGGGCCAGTAGTTGCGATGCTCCGCCTTCATGCACCGAAGGCAGCCTGACCTGTGAGCTGTTGAAGCAGCAACACGCGTTAACTTGTGATTTGGAAGAGGTCACTTTAGAGGATGTTAAAAACCAATTCTCTGCTGATGCTTTTATTGATGATGCTGTTTTGGTTGATAACTATCTTGGTGAAAATAGAACCATTGATGCCTCGGGTGATGCGTCCAGTGCTTTGGATGGCTTATTTCCTTCGGGTATTGGCGGAAAGGCTATTGGCAGTCAGTGCATCAGTATTCCCGCCATTGTCTACAAAGGCACCTCCATTGGTTTCGATGTGTCCGCTATCTGCACAATCTTAGGCTGGATAAGCTCTTTGCTATATCTCTCGGCTTATCTTGCTGCGTTCACCATTCTGTTTAGAGCTATTACTGAGGATTAATTATGCCATTGCCATTTATTGCCGCTGCGGCGGTTCCAGCGATATTGTCATTTGTTCTTAGGGCTTTGGTCGTTAATCTTATTTTCCGGGTGATTACCTCCTTGGGAGTAGCCATTATTAGTTTTTCAGCCATCGACACGGTAGCAGGTACAGTAACGGCCTACGTTCAATCGGCACTGAATGCGGTTAATGGTGATGTTTACCAAGTTGCAGATATGCTGGGTTTTTTTGATTGCATTAATATCGTTTTGTCTGCGTATTTGGCCGCTATTTCTATTCGCCAGCTTCGGGGCTTGTATAACAAGCTCACCTTTGGGAAGACCGTCTAATGCTATATCTCGTTACGGGTACACCTGGGCAGGGCAAAACGCTAAATACCATCAAGTTTGTAAATGAAGATGCGCGCTTTAAAGATCGGGTCGTTTACCAGCATGGCATTAAGTCTCTTGATGATTCTTTTGGTTGGAATTCAATGGACGAGGAGCAGGCGAGAAAGTGGTATGACTTGCCGACCGGCTCAGTTCTTATCTTTGATGAAGCGTATACCATTTTTCCCACTCGCCATGGTGCAAAACAGCCGCCTAAACATGTGCAGGAATTAGCGACTCATCGCCATTCGGGTTTCGATATTATTTTGATCTGCCAAAAAGTGAATGGTCAAGTCGATCCATTTATTCGGGGCTTGGTGAATGAACACCACCATTATGATCGCATTATGGGTTCCAGTGCTGTTAACCGTTTTATGTGGTCGCACTGTTGCGAGACTGTAAATTCCGCTTCGACACGCAAAGATGCCAATACCAAGCTGTGTACTTTAGACAAAAAATATTTTGGTAAATACCACTCCGCCGATCAACACACTCATAAAGCCAATTACCCTAAAGGTCGTATCGCCATGTTTGTCGGCGCTATCGTCGTTTGTGGGTTTATGGCTTACTACGCTTACCATCAATTATCATCAAGAGGTGATCAAGCGGATCGAGAAGCAAAGCAGATAGTTGACCAGTTGGGCGGGTCCCAAGAGGCGACCAGTAAAGCCGCTGATAATATGTCGTATGTCGAAGCCTATACCCCAGAAATCAAGGGTATGCCCTGGACTGCACCGGCGTACAAAGAAATTATAGTGCCGGTGACTTACCCTAAGCCTAACTGCCTGCGCTGGTCTATCCATGGTAACCACGACCCTAAGCAAAGCGGTTGTCGGTGCTATAGCCAGCAGGGCACTTTAATGGATGTTTCCGCCAATATTTGTGAGTCGATTGTTCAAGGTGGTTTTTTTGATGTCACTAAAGAGGATGGGAATAAAAATCTTTATAACAATTCGGGTGGCTCTAGTGCTCCTCGGTATTACCCTGGGGCTAAAAGCCAAAAGTCTAATCGTGCTGTTTTTCTAAATGACTCTACGGGATACAAAGCCCGTTCCTCAAGCCCTTCATCGCTACAAGACCAATTCAAAAACCGCACTTAACCCTTAAGGCGTCAATATGAAGTTTAAACCCTGCCAGAAGATTGTGTGCCTAGTTTGTTTGTTGCTGCTGGTCTTAATCACAAGTCCCTTACCTAAGCCTGTATTGGCGGTATTACAGCCTTTTCATTTGTTGCTGGGTGTTTACCCTGAAAATTTATTAATGCCCTTTAGCAGCGGTATAGATGGGCAGGGCAGTAATCAAATTAAAGGTTTTATTTCTCTGGCAAATAACCCTTTGAAAGTCATTCTTGCATTGCGCGGACAGGGCGAGAGGGCGTCAGCCCACACGCGCAGATCGCGCAGACCTAACGTTCCTGTAACACGTTAATAATAAAGGGGGTTGAGGCCCAATAAAGCTCAAAAGAACACAAAACCTTAATAATTCACCATTTCCCACAATTTGGAACTGACACATGAAATACGAAAATAAGCTTTGGAATCGCACTGGCAAAACCTTTTCTAATCGCATTGAATCTTTTGATCTTTCCAACCTGAAATACCTGCATACGGGAATCGACACGGTAAAGCAGCTTTATAACTGTATGCCTCGGGCTGATTTGATCGAAGAGTTTGAAGACCTTAAAGCGGCTAAAGCTCGTCCCATTGTTGAGGTCTGTGGGATTGAATGGTTTTTTACTCGTTCGTCCAAGACTTCCGGTTTTCAATACATCCTAAAAAATATCGATCTTGGCTTTGTTTGTATGTTGAAAAGCTTCTACAAAGACTCGAATGAATCCGGTACTCATTTGAAAATCGAAGTCACTCCGCAAAAACTGCTCGTAACAAGACCAGAAGACCTTCAAGCAGAGCTTTTGCAGGTTGCCCGTACTCTTTGTTATCAGGTGGTGCCAAGTGGTGTAGCGGTGCATATAGCGGTCGATGTGAAAGGCTTTGAATTACCGCAAGATTTTGAGGCGCATATTGTGGCTAAGGCAAAACGCCAGTTTAAAGCAGCTGCTATTTCCGAAGCTCAATTTTCCCTCAATGAAATTGCTACAGTTTACGGCAAGGGTGAGACTTACACCTTCGGTAATGCCGGCGCTTTACAGTGCTGTATCTATGATAAAACCGAAGAAGCGAAAAAGTCCGATAAAATAGGCTTTTGGGAACGTGAATGGGAAAGAACGCCCTCTACTGATGACCCGTTTGAACCTGAATACAAAGATGGTGATCAGGTACGCCGTATTGAAATGCGGTTTCACCACACTATCATCCAGCAGTTCTGTAACGGCTCTAAAGGGCCAGATGGGGAAAGGCTAGTAATCCGTGACATATGTGACCTTGAACCTCATTTAACGTCACTTTGGCGTTACGCGTTGAATAACTTCCGCTACCAACATTCTTCCAGCTATATTCACCCGGTTTGGCAATCCTTGATGGAAGATATCGCTATCTATCCACCGGCCCCAGACTGGTTTTATAAGCGAGCGACAAAAGACCCTAGTCCTAGTTCAAAGCGTAATGTGGCCTTCTGGCTGGGTAATCAATTAAAGCTTATGGCAAGGCGTAGGTTGCCGGTTAAGTTCGCTGTTAACTGGATCATGCAATCAGGGCTTACTGAAGAATTGGCCAGCTACTTCGGCTGTATGCTCATTGACGGGCCTTTAGAACTGGATATGCACTTGACCTTATTCATCGAGAAGAAATTTCAAGAGCATCGGATTAACGGCGTTGCTGCGTGACTCTCGAATATTTTGGTTGTAGTGGATTCAACCCAGGGGCTAACAGCCTAGCAAAATCTTGGCTATCCACTGCAAACAAAATATTGAGAAACGGGGGTTGCACGGTGTGTTTAAAAACTCAATTGGTTGGAGTGGGGCGCGTCTAGCCTCGCTATACGGAAGCTAAAAGAATGGCAGTAACAAAACAAAAAGATGGCCGTTGGCTGGTCTCATGCCGTCCCCAAGGTGTTGCGGGTGTCCATGTTCGTAGGATATGCAAAACAAGGTCTTTGGGTGTTTCGCTTGAACGGGATCTAATGAATGCCAAGGTGTCAACTCTTGATAATAGCCCGTTATCCGCTTGCGTTGATACGTGGTACGACTACTGGGGTGTGAACCTAAAAGATAGCAAGCGAAGAAAGGCCAAGCTTGATTTGATCGTTAACAAAATGGGTGATTTCAAAGTCTCTAAGTTTAAGCCTCAGCACTATCTAGAATTTAGAAAACAGCGTCTTGATGATGGTATTTCAAAAAATACCTGTAACCATGATTTGGTCTATTTAAAAACAGTCTTCAACAAGCTGCTTAAGGCTGAGTACTTATCCGGTAATCCTATCGCGGATATATCACCCTTCAAGCTTGATGAGTACGAGTTGTCATTTCTCACCGACTACCAAATGAAGCGACTTCTAGTGGCTTGTAGGAAGAGTATCAATGAATCGCTTTTTCCGGTTGTGTGTTTGTGCTTATCAACTGGGGCTCGTTGGTCTGAGGCTGAGAAGCTGACCTTTAATCAGCTCAGTTTTAATAGCGTTAATTACACCAAAACTAAAAATGGTAAATCTCGGCGTATACCGATTGACAGTGAATTGTTCAAGTTTTTGAATCAGCGTAAAAGGTTTGGTACTGTCCGGGTGTTTGCTAATTGCCTGTCGGCTTTTAGGTCGGCGGTTAAACGGGCTAAGATAATTTTACCAGCGGGGCAAATGTCCCATGTTCTACGGCATACATTCGCTAGCCATTTTGTTATGAATGGTGGTGATATTTCTACCTTGCAAAAGGTACTTGGCCATTCTGATATTAAGGTGACTATGCGTTATGCTCATCTGTCTGAGGATCACTTGAGAGATGCGATTCAGTACAATCCATTGAGCAGTTTAAAGCAGGCTAAATAA